CGGTCTCCGTCGTGCCGCTATCGAAGATTACGATAGGCAGGTCTCCAGCGACCGGAGAGGCTGGAAGCGTGACCGTGAAGGCCGCTGTGGTGATCGTGTTACAAGCCAAAATATCGCCAGCGACCGCTGTGTAGGCCGCTGTCTTGGTTAGGGCTGCGCTTGTACCCACAAGCCCCCGTATGCCTGCTGTCGTCGTTTGGCCTGTGCCACCTTGCGCCACGCTAAGAGGCGTCGTTAGGCCCGTGAGGGACGTGATGTCACCGTTAGCGCCAGAGACAGCGGCGCTTAGGTTGGCCCGTGCACCAGAGGCTGTCGTGGCACCCGTACCGCCGTTGGCAACTACTAGCGTTCCGCCAAGCGTGATGGGGCCTGTAGTGGCCGTATTAGGGGTAAGCCCTGTGGTGCCGCCGCTAAAGGATGAAACCGATCCCGCAGCGCCTGGCGCGGGGGCCATAACAAACCCTGTACCGTTGGACGTGACGACATAGCCGTTGGTGCCCGCAGCAGTCAAGCCTGTACCGCCCTGCGCGACGCTGAGAGGCGTTGTGAGGCCCGACAGGGATGTGATGTCGCTGTTGGCCCCCGAAGCCGCTGCGGACAGCGTTGTGCGGCCTGCGCCAGCATTGGCAGCGGTGAAAAGCGCCGTACCCGTGGCCGTGCCACCCAAGTTCGTAAGGGCCGCAGGCGCAGTGGTAGCGCCCGTGCCGCCATTGGCGACCGCGACGGTGCCAGTCAAGTTAGCGCCAGAATAGCCAAGGCAGTTAGCCAGATTGCCAGACGCAGGTGTGCCCAGCGCAGGGGTTACAAAGGTAGGTGAGGTAAACGTGCCACCGCTAAAGCTGCCTACAAACGTGCCCCCCGTAAAAGTGCCGTTTGAAAAATTGCCGTTGGTGTAGGTGCCGTTCGTAAATAGCAGCGTGTTGGTTAGCTGCTTGGTGACGCCGCCCTGAACGATAGCAAACAGGTCTGCGCCGGCAGCGGAAGTCGCAACGGGCAGACCACTGATCTTAACATTAGCCATAATCAGTAGTTCCCTGCGAAGATGTTGAACCGCTGGCGAGTACCGACGATGCTGTACGGCAGCGACATGATGTCGTCAGGATTATTGATACGCTTCAGGTTCCGCTTTGACGTCATGGCGATCCGCGACACCTGCGGCGATGGCTCGACACCAAACTCAGCCGCGATTTCGCAGGCCAAGTTGTAGCGGAACGCCCGCAGGTAGCCGGGCGGAAAGGACAGGTCGGTGAACAGCGTGGCGGGCTGGTCTAGCTCCGTGACCGAAATGAAATGCCATTCCAGCAGCTTCGTGGGCACGGGGTAGACGTACATGTCGATGTTTGGGTAGTCCATGTTCAGCCAGATGACCTGCGGGTAGGTGCTGGTCACAGTCTTGACTGCGATGCCGTCGTACTGCTGCTGATTGATGATCTTGATGCCAAACGAAATCCCGTTGGATGGGTCTTTAAAATAGGTCGAGTCATCAAGCTGGATAGGGCGGTTGCCCACGAAGTCGCCCGTAGGGCCAAGCGTGCGATGGATTTGGCCGGGAGGCCAGCTAAACACTTGGTCTTGGGTTGAGAAGGTTGAGAGACGCTCGGTATTCCACGAATCAATCATCTGGTTCATGGCGGCTAGGGCGTCGTCAGACGTAGCAGCAGACGGAACTTCACTTTCGGCAAGCATACCAATCAGCCGCAAAGCGCCGTTTATCAGTTCGCCTGCCGTGGTCATATTAGGCCCCTGCGCTTTGCGGAGGACGTCCGCGTCGTTTCACTTCTAGAGTATTAGCAGAAACTTCGGGTTCGATAAAGGCTTCTGGATCGTACTGCGTCCAGCCAAGTGCCTCATCATGTTCAACTTCCATATCGTGGCTAGCGATTTTGGTTCCGTGGACCGGATGCCGAAGGTAGGTTTGCATGTGAACCCTGTAAAAGACAAAATGCCCTACGCCACAATGACGTAGGGCACATCTGTTTTAGGCAACGCGATAAAGCGTGTAGGTGTTAGCCGCAGTACGGTAAGCCAGCACTTGAGCCGAGCTTGTAACGGCCACAGTAGCTGAACCAACAAGGGTCCAGCCGGTGCCAGCAACAATCGTCAGGGCACCCGAACCGGTACCAAGGTTGACGATAGACAGAGTAAAAGTGCTGCCAATTTTAGCGTTGGTCAGCACGGCGTCAACCAAAGTACCCGTAGGCAGCGTGTAGGACGCAGCCGAGGTGCTTGGGTTAGCAACCAACATGCCGCTGGTGATTTGCGCGGCAGTCAGGGTCGCGGTTGAGGTTGCGGTTTGCGGGTCGGCCATTTCACCGAGGAAGATCTCGTTACGATTGCCGTCACCAATTTGATACCCACCGCCAACTGAAGGAAGTGCCATGATAATTCTCCAAAAAAAAGAGGATTACGCCCCGGCCTAAGCCGAGGCGCAAAAATTAACCCCAGAGGCGAGCGGCCATCTGCGGACGAATGGCCGAGTAGCCGTACAAAACGTCAATACGGCAAGGCATACGGTCGTTGTTGATGTCGTAATCACGAATAATCCGAAGCGAGATGCCGTTGTGGACTTGGCGCGAAGCCATGTCTACGCCGTTTGGCAGCAGCAAGTCAGCCGTGGCAAAGGTGATCGCGTCCTTGTGGTAGACAAGGTTCTGAGCGTATTGCGTGGAAGAAGAACCAAGCATCGTCACAACCGCGCCAGAGGCAGGGAACGAGTCCACAGTGGCTAGGGCGTTAGCCGGAGTGTAGATCGCAGGAGAGACGGTCACAGTGGCGGTAGAAGAGCCAGTAGCGTCGGCAGTTACAACGAACTGCTGAAGCGAGCCGGTGGACTCACGGGTCTGCGGGTTGACGGCATAGACGCCGGCAACGGTAAAGACGTCGCCCTGTTTCCAGGTCTTGGAGGAGCCGGTGAAGGAGAAGCCAAGCGAAGCCGTACCTTGGGTCGAGATGGTTGTGGTAATTGTAATCGACGTACCCCAATCGCCCGTGGTGTGCTGCTTGATCGACTGAGACATATTGATCTCATCAAAGCCCAGAACGCCCGTGCCCATCATACCGTTCTTGAACTGCTTGCTAACAGTGTCAGTTGGGTTGAACAGGCCCTTCATGCCTTCGACCAAACCAGCGTTTGCGGCTGGGTTGACGGTGGCATAACGGGGAGACATCATCGCCGCATTTTCGTTGAGCTTCTGTTGAGCTTGCAACAGAACCAACGAAGTAGATGGCGTGGTGCCGGGAGTGCCGACAGACGAATAAATGCTCTTGTAGGCGTTGGCGACGTCAGCGTCGATGGACGCGGCCAACTGGCTAATACGAGGTTTCAGAACGCGGTCGGCGAAGTCATCCAACTGCATGGTAAGTTCGGCGGAAGTGAAGTTAACGCCGATATGCTTCTGCGAGGCGACGGTCAGCGTGGTGTACTGCTCGTTGTCGTCCTGAACTTGCAGGGCGGCACCGTCAGTGACCAGAGCGCGGTCGGGGAGGCGGATACGAAGCGTAGAACCGATCTTAGCGCCTTCAACAGCAAAGCTGTCGTCGTACTGGCGGTTCACGTTGCGGGTGATCACCAGGTTGTTCTCCAGAATTTCCAGAGCTTTCCGAGTGATCATGTCGATAGTAAGAAGCGAATTGGACACAGCGTGTCTCCTTTAACGGTTGCGTTGCGCCTCGTACTTTTTGATCTGCCGCAACCGTTCCGCTTCAATCCATTCCGAAGTCGTCATGCTTTTAACAGAACGAGGATCGGTGGTATCAAAAGACGGAGATCCAGAGGATCTAGCCGCAACAGGAGCAATAGGTGCCGGGGCAGTTGAAGACTTTCTAACTGGCGGATTAGCCGACAGTTGGAACTCAATCTTTCCGATCTCTTTTGCCTGCAAGAGCGGCGGTAATTTGGAAATCCGATCAGCCTCTTTTGGATTTGTTCCCAGATGGTATGCAATTTCTGGGCCAACATCCGAATACTGAATGGATTGCGCCATAGCGTCTGTGATTTTTAGGTTTGGATTGTACGCGACCTGTTCAAAGTCATCGTACTTGCTCCGAGCCTCTTCCTCACGGTCATGGTACGCTTCGAGAAGTGTAGACTGTTGCTGTGCAGCTTCACGCCGTGCGAGCAATTCTTCGGCCTTACGTTCTGCCAACGCATCTGCATAGGCTTCGGTAGTGTCGAAATACTCTGGCGAGGGCATATCAGCCGGAGCTGATTTGACCTGTTCTGCGGCACGCTGGGTCTGTTCTCGTTCCCATTTGCGCTGTTCTCTTGCAAGACGCTTGCTAACGATGGCATCAAGTTCTTCTTGCGAAAATGTCTTGGTGGCTTCGCTTGCTACATCTTCCGGCTGGGATACATCAATCTCAGGAGTGGCCGTCAATTCCTGATCTGGCGCGGCTGTGTCCGCTAGTACGGTATCTTGAGTTTCCTCAGACATATGTGGTTCCTAAGAACACCTGGTGTAACGCACCAGTACGTTGGTTATGGTTATCTCACTAAATGGAAATTGCAGCAACTTTTTCTTGAAAAGCTATAATCCGAGCATCAAGGGCTGCGCGATCCTGCTTAATGCTTTCATTCTTGGCCTCAAGGGCCAAAGCATAGTCTTCAGTATCTGCAATCTTTGCGGCAATCGCTTCTTCTCGCAAGGCCAAGGACTTTTCTTTTGCAGAAGATTCCGCTTCAAAATCCTCGATGCGCTTTTCCAAGTCAGCCGCAGCCACATCAAACGCGGCTTTCTTGGCTTTGAAGTCTGCGGCTTTTTCCTTGTAATGCTTGTCGCGCTCGGCAAAATCAGCCTTGGCGTTTTCTAGCAACACTTTAGCCTCTTCCCTATCAGCATTGATTTGAGCAACTGCGCTCAGAGCGCCCTGACGCACTACAAGCTCGTCACGCAACGCAATCATTTGCGACAGATCGTCCACAAAATTTTTGGTGATGTAGTCTAGGAATTTAGTGTTGTCGATTGCGCCAGTGTCGTTAGAAATGTCCATGACGATGCCTCAAGCGTAATAGGTGACATTGAGCTTGGCACTTGCCGACTGCTCAATAAATTTGATCTTGGTCAAGTCCCCGTCGTACTGAAGCGTAACGCCCGCAGCCAAAGGCATACCAACCGAAGCGGTAGGGTTTACGTCGTCATCGCGCCAACGCACGGCTTGGTTTTCAGGCGTAATCAACGCAATGCTAGGCCGCGCATTTAGGCCGTTAAGATCAGTTTGCGGAACAGTCAAACCCGTCGCCGAAGACAGCGAAGTGATTTGTTGATAACCAAGCCTGGTGGTTACTGCCTTGAGCGTAAGTGCCATTTAAATCTCCAGTCAGAAGCAGTTATGAATTTTCCTAAAAACACCTTACTTCAAAGCAAGGAATTTGGAAATAGTCAGAGCGTTGTTTAGTTGCTGGCCCATTGTGCCATCGGCATTGTACTGCGCGGCTATAGCCCGCCACACCGCAGCGGCGAGGCTTTCTGGCGACAGGTTAGACACGCCAGTAATATTTGCGCCCATGTCGCCTACGGCATAGGGGGTCAGCGATAGTGTGCCTACGCCATTAACATTGGCTAATAACGCACCATTGGCGGTAACTGTGGCTGACGTATTGCCTGCCCCCGCAATCGCTGCCGCCAAACTACCCTGAGCATTTGGCACGGCTGTAACCAAGCCTGAGCCAATTAGGTCGGCCAGTATGCGAGCCAAAAGCGTCAGGTTGGCATTGGATATTGTGCCCGCACCCGACAGTGACGCGACCAAGTTTGCCGCACCTACCAAGGTGAGGGTTGCCGATCCAGAGCCGCTCAAGTCTGCCGTAATCGGCCCTGCCGCCAAGATTGAGGCGGACAGCGATCCAGCGCCACTGAGCGAAGAAAGCAAAGCCCCAAGCGCAACGATTGTTCCACTTAAGCTACCTGCGCCCGTTAGGGCGGCGTTTAATGCCGCAAGGCCAGCAATGGTTGCCGATAAACTACCCGCGCCGGATATGGAAGCGACGGCGTTTTTGCCGCCTGCCAAATTTCCGGTAGATGCGCCAGAGCCAAAAATTTGATTGCTAGACCCAATCTGGCCCGCCTTCTGCGGAATAAAGAACGACAAGGTTGGATAGCTACCATTTGGCAGTGCATAGAATGTCAGCGCCGTAGTGGCCTGATCCTGCATCATGCGGCTACGCACACGACCAGACTGTGAGTAATTACCCCGTGCGCCAAACTGCCCAGACGCCGCAGCACCCGGCCCTGTGCAGTATTTTAGCGGCAGCTTGTCGTAGACAGAGTAATTACCGATGAGGGCCATTTTAGCCCCACGCAGCGTCTATGGAGCCATAGTAAGCGGTGTTTACCGGGGTCGCTGCGCCCGCATACATAAGCCACTGAAGGTTGGCGCCGTCAAAAATACGGGGCATACTTGGCAGTTGGTTGACCAGATCGCGCTCGGATGCCACGCCGACAGTCGTTAAGGGAAGCGTGAAGATTGGCTTGGCCAAAATTACAACGAGCGAACCCGACGTCATCGTGGCCGACAGGTTGATGGACTGAATAGACTGGATACCCGTGTCACCCGCCTGAAGCGGCATGAATGGGCCATACTTACCGGCGCCAGTACCTGAGTAAATGATTGAGCCGACAGGCGAGGTCGTGTTGGCAATCGGCAGTGAGGGACTTGCAGGGGTCAAGCGGCCAGATGTACCCGCCGCATTAGTGTAACCTAGCTGGATGGTAGGCGAGCCTGCGCCCATGACGACCGAAGGCACGATAAATGCTTGCAGACCTGCGCCTGTGGTGTAGCGGGGCAAGGTCTGAGTGCCGGTGAATGACTGAGCACCCGTGGTGGTCACCGTCGAAACAGTGAACATGGCGACCATATCAACCAGCATCATCACGGCTGGGGCGCTCGTGGTTGCGCCCGAATAGGCC